TAAAGTATTGACTACCAGATGCGCTTGAGAAATATGGATCTACATATACTTTGATTCTTCCGTTAAGTACACCAGCGAATGTGTTACCAGTGTCATCAACATTTAGATTCGAAGATAGTGCAGGTGTATAGTCAAGAACACCAGCCATTTGAAGTGCAGAAGCAACGTCTGATCCACAGATCAATACATTACCTTTACCTCTTCTTGTAGCTTTTGCAATCTGATTTGCATCTCTTTCGATTTGGAAAATCAGACCTTTGAATCTTTCAACTGACCATCTACCGTTACTGTCTACATCTAAGTCAAATGTACCAGCAGAAGACACATTTTGTTGTGCTCCAGCAGTAGCTGTATAGTTGATTGTTCTTACTACTTCTCTGTTAATTTCAGATAAGATCTCTGCAGATAGGATGTTAGCTAATTCACTTTCAGCATCCAAGCCGTGGATTGCTTTAAGATCTTGTGCTAATTCCATTGTGTATTCTGCTTTTAGAGCTCTTGATACTGCTGTTACAGAAACCTTCTCTACTGAGAAAGCCATCTCTGCAAACGAGTTAGCAGCACTGTCACCTAATGCTTCAGCTGTTGCTGTAGACATACCTTGGTGTAGTGTGTAACCAGAACCAGATGCTCTAGCTGTTGGATCGTTACCAGTTTGATCAGTACCAGCAGCACCGTCAAGTACACCACCGAAGTTAGATGTATTTGCAGCTTGTGAACCGATAGCTGAATGTGAAGTATTGGCTTCGTTGAATAGTGCTTCATCACCTGATTGATCTTGGAACCTTGATCTTAGTGCAAAAATAAGACCTGTTGGACCAGTCATTGGCTGGACACCACAGATGTCATATGCAATAAGGTTAGGCATACTTCTTCTTACAAGTGAAATAAGTACTGGGTCGAATATGTCAATGGCACCATCACTAGCTGTTGATGAAGATGCTCCCATTGCGTTAGCTGGAGCTGCCTCACCTAATAGTGTTGGCATAGAATATCCGCCAGAACCAGAAGCGGCTTCACGAGCCGAGTTTTCTTGGTTTTCTAGTAAAGTGGCAACAACCTGACGCTTATGTGGATCTTTAATAGGGTCAAGATCCCCATGTTCAAGGACTGGCTGCCATTTTTTCACTAGCTCTTCTGTTATATAAGACATTTTTATGTTTCTCCCTAATTGGTTAAAATTTTGAAAAGTCAGCCTTTTCTTTTGTTTATAATATTTATAATATACTTACTTCTTTAGAGACCTTGAGATAGCTGCTGCATAGCCGGCCATCTTAGGATCTAAAGAAGATCCTTCAGGTTTCGCCTCTTCATCAAGAGGTTCATCAGTTTCACCCACTAAATCAGCTACTTCTTTATCATTATCGATAGAGAAATAACTTTCTTTAATTATTGATAGTTTCTTTTGAAACGATTCTTTATCTTTGAACTCAACACCTTCTGCAAGAGTTTGAAACTTCTCTTTTTGTGTGTCAGCAAGACCTTCAGTTACTTGATCGATCATCTTTTGTGTATCATTCTCTTCAATTGCTTTTTTAGCTGCCATGTTCTTTTCCATTTCAGCATTCAATTGAGTTTGTAACTCTTCGTTCTTAGCTGCAAGCTCTTCAACTACATCTACTTTAGTTTCTGGAATATCAATGTAATGATCTTCGAAAAGATTCTTTAGTCCAGCCATAAAGTCTTCTGTTAGTTCAGCTTTCAAACCTTGTTCGATAGCTAGTTCGTTATCTTTAGCCCATGACTCTACAACATAGTCAAGATATGTGTCAAGTTTTTCAGATAGTTCATTCTTAATAGCTGAAGTATCTTCAATATATGACTCATTCATTGATGTATGATAATTGTCAATAGCTTCGTTAATTTTGTTTACTACTGCAGTTTCAAAAATAGTAGTTGCTTTTTCTTTGAAATCTTCAGACAGGTCTTCGTCACCAAATAATGCATTTACATCAGCTTTGATGTCAATGTCAGCAGCTGTAACTTTTGGAGTGTCAGCTTCTTCACCCATCTTCATTTTCTTATTCATTGCTTCGCCCATTTTTGGCTTCATAGCTGCATTCATTTTCATTTTGCCCATTGCTTCTGCTTGTTTCATCATAGCTTCTTTAGGCATCATAGCCATTGAATACATCATTTCGACTGCATTTTTATTCATACCGCCCATTTTTTTCATCATAGCATTAATCATACCCATTTTAGTACCTACTTCTTTAGGCATTACTGGTTTAACACTAGATCCTTGTTTAGGTGGTGTCTTTTCCCCTTGATCTTTACTAGGACCAGGAGCTGTTTTTACTGTTGATGTTGGCTCAGGAACTTCTGAAGGGTCACCCATTGATGCCTTGAATTCATCTAGCTCCGTTGGCTGACTATCTTCAATTGCTTCCTGATCTTGTTTAAGATCTTGTTCAGACATGATTTTTTTCTCCTTAATTAAGTAATTAGTTACTAATATTTATAATAATTTAAAGTTTTGAAAGAAAATCTGTAAACATCTTCAACTTTGCTTTCTCAAGCATGTCTTTAGTTGTTCTTTGAATCTCTTTTTTATATTCATTAACTTGAGCTTCTCTCAAAACTCCGTTATCCCATACCCATTCCTTGCCTTCCATAATACCTTCAACAAATGCATCTGGTGCACTTGGATCTGCTACAATGTCAGCTGCAGTGGCTAAATGATAATCCTTTTGTACTACTTGTGAGTTACCGTTTTGTTTCAGTGAACCCATACCTCTTGAGCTAACACCAAGTTTAGCTCCTTCGTCCATTAAATTCTTTACTATCTTACCATATGGTGTATCCATTATTTTAGCTTCACCAATATAGTTTGTTCCATCCTTTGTTAAGTCAGTAATCATATGACTTACTCTTTCAAGATTGATTGTAGGACCACTTGGATGTCCTAACTCTCCATATGCTCTGTTTTGGTTAACGTAGTTATCAGTATATTTTTTTACTTGCTCATCAAGAACTTGCATTGGATAAACTCTTCCATTTCTATTCTTGATCTCTCCTTGCATGAATACACCTTTGATCTTATATTCTTTTTGACCATTTTCTTTGGCCTCTGTAATGTATTCTACATCTTGTTCATTAACTTCGCATATAAGTTTCATCTCTACTCCTTTTTAGCTACACCAAATGCTCTCACATCTGAACCAGAATTTGTTGCTATTTTATCTGTTGACTTTTTATTGATAACGAGATACTCTCCAGCTTTTAAATAAACTTGTGCTTGACCAACTGAACCTGTTGTACCATATCTACCACCACCGTTTACTTCAGCTGCAGTATTTGATACTGTTAATGTTCTATCTGTAGTTCCAGTTGTTATTACTGCTACAGAAGTTGATTTAAATACATCAATCCCACCTGTTGTGAGAGTTGCTACATTTGATAGTGGTCTATAAATATTTGACATTATTACCTCGCCTTATCTGCAAATGCTAGTGCCTTCATAAAGTCTGCAGGACTAGAAGTTATATCTCTTGTCATAGCTTTTAAACTAGGACCTTTAACTGTTTTAAGACCTTTCAATAATGTTTTAGCTTGGTCTTGATCTACTGTCATTGGTTGTCCTTTTTTAAACTTCATTGGCATAGGAGTTCTACTTGAAGCCATTTTAGTTAATGTTCTCATCAACATTGGATTTTCTGCAACCATTTCTTCATTAAGTTCAAATTCTTCTTTAACTTTTTTCATTACAGTATCACCACCAGTTTTATCAGCTTTACGTTTGCTACTTCCACCACCTCTTAGTTGTGCAAATGTTTTCTTAGCTTTAACAACATTTTTTTCTCCTGGTGCATTATCATATCCTTTGTGGTCCCCAGAATGCTTTGTCCCACCTTTAAACTGATCTTCTGGTGCAACTGGATGATTCTTTGTATCTTTAGTATGTTTGTTAGCAAAATCTTCTTCGCCTTTGGATCTTGGTTTGTATGTTGTTGCTTCTTCATCATCATCTTGAGTTAAAGATTTTGTATAATCTCCTGCTGGCGATCCTACTCCTTCTCTTAACTTGCGTAAGTTATTAAACTTCAGCATTCTCTTTCTCCTTTTCTTGATCGTCAACTTCAACTTCAGCTTCCGATTCTTCATCATCTTTAGCTTTTAAAAAGTTTTGTGATACATCTAATTTTTTTACATCAAGGTAATCAGCAACTTTATTGTTTAACATATTTTGTATTGCTTGTTTGAAACTGTTTGCATCTCCTGCCGCTAGTGCATTAACTGCATTTACACCATCTGCTTGATCCATTTGCATTGCTTCTGGCTTTGGTTGATCAACTAGTTGATCTTGTGTTAAGCCTTGTTTTGCTGGTTCTGCCATAATTTATCTCCTTATATAATCTATTTATAATATTTTTTTATTTATCTCGCTGTTGCCGGATTTGTTCCGTCACCAACGAAGGGGTGTTCTGCGAAGGCCATGTAGATATAAGTTCTTGAAGATCCATTAAAGTTTTCATATGTTGAACGTGCCTTAAAACCATTTGCACAAAAATCAATACCACCTTGAGTTTCAGCCGCATTAGTTCTATTTGGAAATAAAGTTCCTAAATTTGCACCTACAG